TTATGAAGGTGCTTTAAAAGATGCAGTAAGTGAAATTCAAATCTTTGGTGTTTCTTTAGGCTCATTAAACACTACATTTAATACTTATAAGGCAGCCCTTGCAGATGCTAAAGTGCAATTAGCAGGGTATATAACAGGACAAAAGGCAGCAGATGGAGCGACTAAAGCAAGCATAATATCAACTGCTGGGTTATCAGCAGCAATGAACGTGCTTAGATTAGCTTTAATTGCCACCGGTATTGGTGCGTTTGTGGTGTTATTAGGCTCATTAGTAGCTGCATTTGCTACAACTGAAAGGGGTGCAGACTTATTAGAAGATGCAATAGCCAATGTTACAGGTGTATTCAAGGCATTATTTGGTGAAGCGCAAAAGTTAGGGGTGCAGTTAATTGATATATTTTCAAATCCAAAGAAAGCAATTACCGATTTAATTACATTTTTACAAGGCAATTTAATAAATAGATTACAAGGGTTTAAAGTAGTGTTAGATGGCATATTGGAAAGAGATACTAAAAAAATAACTGATGGCATAGCGCAAATAGGGACAGGAGTTGAAAACTTAACAGATAAGTTAGAAGATGGTGCAAAAAAAGGCTTACAATTTTTAAGCGATGCAGCCAAGAAACAACAGCAAATAGTAAACATACAAAGAGAAATTGAAGATTTAGAGGGTGCAATAAATAAACGTAGAGCAGAAACAGCAACAAGAGAAACAGAGTTGTTAATCATTGCTAAGTCAGTTAATTCAACACAAAAGGAACGCAAAGCAGCAACAGATGAAATACTAAAAAATACAGCCGACTTACAAAAATTAGAAGAGGATATTGTAAAGAAAAAAATCGAAGAATTAAAACTTACTCAATCTCAAAACATAACAGACAGGAAAGGCAATAAAGAGTTATTAGATTTAGAAGCGGAATTAATAAAGGTACAGGCAGCAGGAAAAGACAAACAGCTATCATTAATTAAGTTGCTGAATAAAGAGCAGAAAGACCAAACGAAAGCAATAAAGGAAACTACACAGGCAACTATTGACTATCAAAAAATAGCTACTGAAAATCAACAAAAAGCTATTGAAGAATTTACAACAGGGCTTACTAAAGAATTAGAATTATTAGACCTTCAGCAAGAACAAAGGCGTAATTTCTTAGAGCAATCAGGTTTAACAGAAGCGGAAATTACTGCAAAGTTTAGAGAAGAGCGTATTGCATTAATAGATGAATTTGCACAAAAGGAAATAGATGCTAACATAAAAGTAGCTGAAGATAGCCTTAAAGTACAGCAAGAATATATTGAAGAACAGAAACAATTATCTCTGCAATTAGCAGAAGCAGAAGAACAGATAACATTACAAAGAATAGACATAGTTGCACAAGCAGCTACACTATTAGGTAATATAGCAGGTGAACAATCTGTATTATCACAACTTGCATTAGTAGTGCAAAAGTCAGCAGCCATTGCAGACATTATTATGGAAACGCAAAAGGCAAATACAGCAGCAAGGGCAATGCCTTCAATTTACCCGCCATTTATTCCTAACCCATTAGGTGCGCCAATACCATCGCCAGCATTTTTAAAAGCATTAGCAATATCGCAAGGGCAAGTAGTAAGAAACAATATACAAGCAGGATTAGCAATTGCAACGATAGGTGCGCAAACAATAACACAAATGCTACCCAAAAAAGCAGAAGGCGGTGAAATAGAAATAGGTGGCAAATCACATAGCCAAGGCGGTGTACAATTGGCTTTAGATGGTAAACCAGTAGCAGAAGTAGAGCAAGGCGAAGGTCTATTCGTGATGAAGAAAAACGCCTACCAAGCTATTAAGCACTATTCCAATATCAATAAAGCATTTGGCGGTAAATCGTGGAATACTACAAGTTCATTTTTACAAGATGGTGGGGCTATCAATACCACATTACCAAGACAAACAGCACGTATAAGAGTGAATGAACAAATACAACAGAATAGAGAAATAGTAAGGGCATTAAGCGCAATGCCTGCACCGGAATTAAGTATAGTTGAATTAGACCGCAAAACAGCTAAGAGAAATAAATCAGTTAGGGTTAGTGAACTATAACTATTGTACGTTACCGTGATAATAAGTAGTGTCGCAACAAGGCACATAGACTTGGTGTAACTTATCCTTATACCCATGCGATATAAAGGCAATACTATAAGTAGTATCACATTTAGCAAACTTTACAACCTCCATTCCAGAGGGCGGTATAGTAGCTAATACTTCGTTACCTAATTTTACCCACATTACTCTAAATGTAGTGTTTTCAAAATCCATGTAATGCCCATTACAATCTCTTTTTGAGCAGCTAAATAATAATAGTGCTACTGCTAATGTTGTTAGTAATTTCATTTTTTTTCTAAGTTTTTATTGTAGGTTAATTCTCTCAATCCTTTTACTACAAAGTATTTAAGTGCTTCACTTTCCCTCATTCCTTCATCGTGCATAAAAAAACGAAACTTACTTAATAAATCCCCTTTTAATGTAGTTTTTACTTGTTTCTTATAGGGCAGTTTATCCATTGGGCTAATTTGGGCTTAAATATAATGAATTGGTAGTAAAATACAAATTTTTACACTATGAAGTTAAAAGTAAACATAGATGGATATATTGACAAGTACGGAGGGTTCTCACTTGCTCAACTAAAATCTATTGTTGAAAGCAATACAGATGCAACCGAGTTAGAGTTGTTTATCAATTCAGAGGGCGGTGATGTAGTAGAGGGATTTGCTATTCATGATTATTTGACTGCATTGGATATTCCGATAGGATGTACCATTGAGGGGTTATGTGCATCTATTGCCACAGTAATAGCATTGGCAGCCAAAAAAGATAAGCGCAAAATGTACTCTAATGCTAAAATAATGGTTCATAATCCTTATTGGACACCTTCAGCACCGATAGGAATGGAAGCAGACGAATTGAGTTCATTAGCAGTACAGTTAAAAGATGTAGAAGCGCAACTATCTAACTTTTATGTAAACAAGTTAGAACTACCTGAGAACGAAGTAAACGACATGATGAAAGCCGAAACATGGTTGACTTCATCTAAGGCTTTGGAGATGGGTTTTGTTTCAGCAATTATAAACGAAAAAGCAGTAACAAACAGAAAACAATTAACAATTAAAGCACAAATAAAAATAGAAAACATGACAAAAGAATTTACCGATGAACAAAAAAGTTGGATTGAAAAGAAATTCAACAACTTAAAATCAATGTTCAAAATCACCATTAAGAACCAAGTAGTAAAACTTGAAGATGGTAACGAAGTTTTTGTTGAAACAGAAGATGGCGACTTCATGGGTAAAAGAGTTTTCCTTATGGTAGATGGCAACATGACCGACACGCCAGCACCCGATGGCGAACACGTAACAAAAGATGGAAGAACCATCGTAGTAGCAGGCGGTATCGTTACTGAAGTTAAAGAAGCAGAAGATGTTGAAGCATTGAAAAAAGAATTAGCAGAAGCTAAAGCTAATGCAGAAGCATTAAACGCTAAAGTTACCGAATTAGAAACAGCAAAAGCAGAAGTTGAAACCAACTTCGAAAATGCAAACCGTGAGTTTTTGAATTTCAAAAATCAAATCCTTACAGGCAAAATTGAAAATGAGCAAGACTTTCCTAAAGGCGGTGAGCCAGAAAAAGTTTCTGCTAAAGCTAAAGCAATAGAAATTATTAATCAAAATAAAAAAAAATAAGACATGGCAAACGTAATTAACACCGTTCCGGTACAAGAAACAGAAGGCTACAACCTTTATGTAAAACCACTTTTAGACGACCCACAAATTCAATCTTTACCGTTTGATATGTTAGTAGGCCCGTTCAAAAACCACGAACTTTACTTTACTCAAAACTTGGATAAGATTTCAAGTAAGAAAGTAGCGTGTGGTTGGAACTTCAACGGTTCAACCGATGTAACGAAAAAAACATTAGTACCTGTTGAAATTGAAGCAGCAGTAGAGCAATGCTACACACCATTAATTAACACTATCTATGCAGGTGGGTTGCCTGATGGTTGGAGACGTGGTGAGTTAAGTGCAGAAGTATTAGCGTTTATGGCTACACGACAACAGTATGCATTTAACAGAGATTTACTGTCATTCTTGTTCTTAGGTGATACTATTAGCGCAGTACCTTATTACACTCCGTTTGATGGTATTTATAAGAAGTTGAAAGCAGGTGCAAACGCTTCAGATGGTACTGTTTTCGCAGGTGCTATTACAGCTTCTGATTTGAATGCGACTAACTTCTTTGCTACTATGAAAGGCATTTATGACGCTCAAAATAGACAGTTAAAAGGTGTGGCTAAGAATGCTAAAACATGGATTTGGACTGAAGCGGTTTATGATGCTTACTTGAATTACTTGTATGTGTCAACTCAAACCAATGCAGGTATCATCCAAAGAGAAAGCATCGTTAATGGCTTAGAAGCTAACTTCTTCTTAAACATTCCAATCTTAGTTGTACCTATCGTTGACGAAAGATTAGAAGAAGATTTCTTAACAGGTTCACCTGCTGCACCTACTAATCCATATCGTGTTATTTTGACTGACCCAAGCAACCACAAATTATTGATGGATGCAAACGGTTTAGCACAACAAGAAGCATGGTACGAGAAAAAAGACGATACCTACTACTTAATAGGTAGCGCACTTATCGCTTATGAGTATGGCTTTGGTGATTTGAACGTAATCGCTGGATTTTAATTAACTAACAAGGGCGGTGAAATACCCGCCCATAAATTTTATAACAATGTCAGCATGTGTTGAAATTATACAGGGTATAGACCCGAATTGCGCTGCACTAAATAAACAGGGCGGTATTAACAAGCGAGTATGGATTGGGCAACTTTCACAGTTGACAGGCTATACTTTAGATGTAGATGGATATGTGAACACTATTACTTTAGGTGTAGTAAGTTCTATTCAACAAACATTAAAGAAATTTATCGGTAAGAAGTTTAAGCACGCTGCTACCTTTGAAGGAGAGATAGGCGAAAACGTGAACACGGTTAATCAATCGGTTGCATTGGCTCTTTACTATTCAACTCCTGCTGAAAGACAGGCAATTGAAAGCCTATTTAATGCAGATGATGTCTTTATGGCGGTAGAAGGTAACTACGGTGGTATTGAGATTTATGGCATTGAGTTAGGTTTAAATGCTTCTGCTTTAACAGGTGGTTTACAAACATTACTTAACGATAACACAGCCACTATCTTAACTTTGTCAGGTGCACAGTTAGGATTACCAAAGCAATTCAAGACAGGTACATTAGCGCAGGATATAGCCTACTTAGATGCTATTAGTGCATAATTAAGAAAATTGTTTAAATTTGAAGCGCAATCATAAAAGGTTGCGCTTTTTTATTTATGACTAACCAAGAAAAAGCAATAAAGGCAAAAGAAATCATTGGAGATAAAAAAATGATGGAGTGCAAGTTCACCGAGCTAAACACTGCCTATTATACTATCTATGGCGAATACTTAAAAAGAAGTTGTTTAAACACAATTAGACACGCTTATAATTCAATTCAAACATTTATAAAAGCACATGAAAATAGCAGTAATAACAGCTAACGTTGGCGGGTTTGATATACCTAAATTAATTCCTAATCAGACTTTAGAATATGATTTAATAAGAATAGATGATGTGAATATTGTAGGGGATAATAGGCATAAGGCAAAACTACCAAAGATGCAATCGCATTTATTTTCTGATGCAGATATACACATTTGGATTGACAGCAGCGTACAAGTAAAAAGCGAAAAATTTGTAAAATACATGGTTGAGCAATTAGCTAACAATGATATTGCAATAGGTAAGCATAACTTAAGAGATTGTGCATATTCTGAAATGTACTATATTATTCGTGAAATAGAAAACGGCAACAAGTATTTAGAAAGCAGATACAATAAAAATGACTTGTTAGCAGTTAATGCTTTTTTGCGTTCTAATAATTTCCCCGAAAGAATGGGGCTGTGGGCATGCGGAATATTTGCTAGATACAATAATGATAAAGTAAATGCTATATTTGATAAATGGTGGGAAAGCGAATGTAAATATCTAACTATTGACCAGCCGATGTTTTCTTATTTTGCACAACAGATTAAAGTAAATACTATAACTTGGAACACCTTAATTGATAACGAATATTTTAATTTAATTCCACACAATGAAATATGAACATTTAAAGCAGACACCAAGCGATATTAACGAACACTTGGAAATTATCAAACACTATTCAGCAGAATGCGAAATAGTTGCAGAATTTGGCACACGTGAAGTAGTAAGCACTTGGGCAATTCTTGAAGGGCTAAAACCTAAAACCACTTACATAGGAGTTGATGTTTATAAATCTACGAATTTGGAAATGGCTAAGAACTACGCAAAGAAAAAAGCTATTAACTTTTATTTTAAGCACAGTTCAACTTTAGAAGAAGATTTTAATTTAGGCGATGTAGATTTTCTTTTTATTGATACCTTACACACCTATAATCAGTTGTCAATGGAACTGAGTAAGCACGGTAACGTAGCTAAAAAGTATTTAGGATTTCACGATGTTGTAAGTTTTGCTTATACCGATGAACAGATATACGGACATGCAGATAACAAAGTGAAAGTACATAGCGAAAATAGCGGACTGTTGCCTGCAATATTTCAGTTTTTGAAAGTAAATCCGCAATGGAAAATAGATTATTTTGCCCAAAACAACAACGGACTATTAATTCTAAAACGTGATTAGTATTTGCATACCAGCATACGAACAAGGCGAAGGACACGGCACACTTGAAAAGCTATTGCAATCAATTAAGATGCAGTCTTTTAAAGAATATGAGGTATGTGTAAGCGATAATAGCGGAACGTTCTATGACCTTTGTAATAAGTATGGTGCAAGATGGCAACATAATAATAAGACCTTTGGTGTAAGTGCCAATACTAATGCAGCTATTGACATGGCTAAATATGATTGTGTTAAAATAATGTACCAAGATGATTGGTTTATTACTGATTGTCTACACGAATTTTTAACAGATACATGGAAAGTTTCTGCTTCTACACATTATTTTGAAAGTGGCAAAAGAATAAATCAATATCCTGATTTTATTCGTACCATTACAACCGAAACTAACTGTATAGGTATGCCATCTGTAATATCGTTTAATAAGTGTAAAGTACGGTTTAATGAGCAATTAAAAATGGTATTGGATTTAGATTTTTACTTTCAACTATTTAATATTTACGGTCAGCCTAAAATAATTAAAGGACATAATATAGCACAAAGGATTTGGAATAAACAACAGTCTTACCTTTTGCGTGGAATTAAAGAAAAAATACCTACTTTAGTAAAAAAATATTACATGAAACTTACACTTAACCCAAAGTATATTGGTGGTCTTGCAGTAGTAGGGCAGCACAATATCAAATTAACCAACAATATTACTAAGGCTGAATTAGAAATATTGTATGATAAGCAGCCACATTTAGTAATAGCAGAAGTTACGATTGAAAAAAAAAGCCAAGACCATTTAAAACAGTTGAACAGGCATATTACATCAACCTTGACCGAGCAATTGAAAGAAGAAACGCCTTTGAAAGAAGCATTGCCAAAACAGGAATTAAAGCAGAAAGGAAAGAAGCAAAAGACGGTCAAAAACTAAGAGATAGCCAATGGATTAATCGGTTTGAGATTGGCTGTTTACTTTCTCACTTAGAAATAATCAAAGAAGCCAAAGAAAAGAATTTACCACACGTTTTAGTATTCGAGGATGATGTACAGTTTCCTTTAGACTTTCACGATAAGTTAAATAAATGTATTTCAGAACTTCCAAAAGATTGGGATTTGTTTTATTTAGGCGGTACAAACAAAGCGCACCCATCGCCATATTCAGAAAACGTTAACCAATGTTACGGAGCATGGGGAACTTTTGCCTATATCATTCGTGAAAGCGTTTACGATTTATTTATAGAAGAACTTAGCCGACAAACATTAACAGCCGATGGACATTTCATAAAAATAAGTGGGCTAATTAACTGTTATATTGCTAAGAAAAAAATAGTTTCGCATAGTGTAGGATATTCTTACATAACGAACACGCATAGAAACATTACATGGCTTCAATAAACGGTGTATTTAGGTTCTTCAATCGCTATGTCGAAATCATTAAAGACTTAGGAAGTAAAGACTATATCTTATACGGACATGATAATCTATTGCCTAATAAGTGTTTAAAGTATATTAATGATAGTGGAACTGCTAAATTGTGTGCTGCAAAAGTAGCTGAATACACCGAAGCAGATGGCTTTGTTAGTGATATAGAAAGCGCAAAAAAAGTAAATAAATATCAGACAGGCGATGACTTTCTAAGAGACATTGCATTGCAAGTTTCAGTATTCAAAGGCTTTGCTTTATTAGTTAAAAGAAACGGATTTGATATACCTGTTGAAGCAGAAGTAATAGCATTTGAAAAGATACGTAGAAAAAAAGATGGTAGCGGATTTTATTATAATAAGAATGTAGGAAACTCTAAGTATAAAGAAAGCGAATGGGAATTTTACCCATCATTTAGAATAAATGAGCGTGGAATATCTACTCAATATCCACAGGGTGAAATAGCATATTTCTACATACGTTCAGCAGAAAACCCTTACTACCCAATACCCGACTATTACGCAGGTATTGAGGACATCATTACAAGTGCCGAACTATCTAAAATGGATTTAGAGTTGGCATTAAATGGATTTATGCCATCTGCTTTATTGACTATTATTGGAGACCCTAACCAAGTTGTACAAGGTGAAGATGGTAAAACAAATAGAGAGGTAGTTGAAAATACCTTATCACATTTTAGCGGAGCTGTTAAAGATAATAACGGACTTAGCGGTAGATTTAGTTTAGGCACATTGTGGGCGCACAATAAAGATGAAGTGCCTGTATTACAGACCTTCGATGCAAAGGCTATCATAGATGCAAGTAACACAAAAAGAGATGCTATCAATAGAGATGTATGCCGATTGTTTAAAGTACCGCCTGTATTAGTAGGATTTAGCGAAGCAACAGTATTAGGAAACCAACAAGCGTTAAGCAATTCGCAAAAGATGCTAATCGATACAGTTAATTCTTATCAAAGATTTATTACAGAAAGCATAAACGAAGTATTTGTAGGCGATTGGGCAATAAGTCAAAAGACACCTGCTGCTGTTGCAGATGCTCAATTATTACAATCGTTAACAGAAGATGAAAAGCGCAGAATATTCTGGGGATTAGAACCAACTGAAAGACCGATACCTTCAGAGGGCGAAAGAATATTAGAAGTGTTAAACGGATTATCACCATTATTAGCCACTAAAGTGATTGATTTAATACCAAAAGAAAAATTATTGGAAGCATTAGGATTAAATACTAACCAAAATGTTAATAACAAAAACAGAACTTAAAACATACTTACAATTTTCAGATAAAATCGAAGATAGGTTAATTGAATTTCATATAAAGAAAGTTCAAGAAACCATTGTACAACCATTGTTAGACCCTACAATGTTTACTAATTTATTGGCAATAGTTGGTGGTTCAACTTCTTTTCCACAATTAAAGGATTTGTTAGACGATTACATTAAAGCGTGGATAGCGTATAATGTAGGATATTCTTTTTATGCTCAACATGGGGTTAACGTTTCTCAGTATGGTTTAGTAGTAATTAATGAAGATACAAGTACACCATTAGCACCACAGGACAGAAGTAATTTACTTGCTACAACTAAAAATGATGCTAATACATATTATTTGCGTTTAAGAAAGAAAATGAACGATGATAACTTTACCTACGATAGTATTAAATATGACGATGTAACCAATCCACAAAGGGGCGTAAACGCTGTTATAGGTCGAGTAGGCAAAGGAATGAACAATAAATATTACGATAGGCTGAAAGGGTGCTGCTATGACTTATAAAGACGTTGTAAATATTATTCGCAATGCAGCTAATTACGTTAATCCAAACGGTACTTTTATACATGGGCGCAAATCAGATGGCAGTTTACAATACAATGATGATACACCACAGATTATTCTTTTAGAGCCACAGCCGAACCCAAGTAATAATAATCAGTCTTATATTGAAACGGTTACTTTTCCGATAGTTTTTGTTACTCAAGACAGCACAGAAAGTAGCAACTTAGAAAGAGAGGACATAAAAGAAGAAATGTTTATTTTAAGCAGACAACTTTTGTCTAAAATAGATGAACAAAGTTTACTTCAAAACGTATCTTACACCAACGGTCAACCCGAAATAAGACAATTAAGCGGAACGATGACAGGCTTTAGTTATTCGTTACAAATAACTTACCCATTATCGGAGTGTATTTTAGATTATGATTTACCACCCGAAATAACGCTATTCGCAACTGAAACAACTGTATCGGCAGGCACTGAAATACAAATAGGTTGGATAGCTAATAACGTTAATAGCGTTACGATTACACCTTTTGGAGATTTACAAGGTCAGTTTGGATTTGTTGATGTTACAATAAATAGCACTACAACCTTTAACGGTAGTGCAATCAATTCAGCAGGCACAGCTACCGACAGCATAACAATAACAGTAAGTAATGGGTGCGATGATGCAACGGCAGTTTTAAAAGACACAGCAGGTAATATTTTATCAACTACCGATATACCAAGCGGAGATACTGAGGATATTATTGCGCCTAATGGACACGTTCATTTAAAGAAAGAAAACGATGGCACGATAACTAATTTGTTTCCAAGAAGCGGACAAACTATAACCTATTTTGTTGATGATAGTACAGTGGTTTTAAAGGACACAGCAAATAATACTATTTTAACCGAAGATATACATGCTACCGAAACAGAAACCATAGTTGCACCTAATGGAACAATTAACATTGTCAATACTTTAAACGCACCAATCCAAACAGAAACAGTAAGAAGTAACCAAACTAAATCAGCTACTATTGCTAATGTTAGTTGGACTGATAGCGATGGTAGCGCAGAAAGTACACCTTATGGCGGTTCAATAGTATGTACGCCACAGGTCAAGTCTTTGTTTTTAAAAGGAATATTTGCAGCAGGTAGCGACACCATGCAAACTATAACTATTGACGCAGATAACGCAGGAACGTACACCACATTAACACAAGATGGAGCAAGCGGAACTATAAGTTATACGGTAAACGGAAGCCCTGCTACATTGCCATTTACTTTAAGTGTTGGTAATACTTTAGTAGTGGTTAGAACATCTTTTGCAAGTGTAGGATTTTATAAAATAACAGGAACATTTGTATAGATTATGAAACGCTTTACATATTACGGTTCTACTGCATCAGCACAATTCATAATGGATTTAGTGCCTAATTCTTTTTTTGGCATATCCTTAAAAAGATTAAGGGCAGCGTATGCAGGAAATTGTATAAGAGTAAGGCGGTCAAATGATAATACACAACAAGACATTGGATTTAGTGGTAACAATTTAGACACTGCTGCTTTGCTTTCATTTGTAGGCATTCATAATGCGTTTATAGTTACATGGTACGACCAAAGCGGTAACGGATTTAATGTTACCAATGCAACATCAGGACAACAACCACAAATAGTAAGTAGTGGTAGTTTGTTATTAGATGCAAGCGGAAACTTATCAGCAAGATATGATGGCACAAATGACCGATTAGTTTCTTCTACATTTACTTTAAGAGCGCAGCCATACACAGCTTATGGGGTATGGCAAGGGCTTAATAGCGGTATTGAATACGCTTTAGATGGCACAACCACTAATAGAAGTTCATTAGGTAATACAGGCGCAGGTAATTCATGGAGAGCAGTAAGTAATAGTGCTGCCGATTATTCGGGTGGTACATATACTCCTGTTAATCGTGCCAACTTGCCTATATTTCAATTTTCTACTTACAACGGAGCAAGTTCAAGAATGAATATAAACAACTTCTTGTATGTTACGGCAATCAGTCCCGGAACAACAGGAATAGACCGAGTAACAATAGGTGCAAACGCTAACGAAGCAGGACAATTTTGGAATGGCTTTATTTCAGAAGTGGTTTTATTCGATGGCGATAAATTAGCAGATTTAACAACAATAAGAACTAACGTATTTTCTAACTACACAATACCTTTATAATGGCACTACTAATAAACAAACAAGGATTATTTAATGTAAACGGTGGGCAACAATTACCATCGGAAGGAATATTTTGCAGATTTAAACCCGAACCCGCATTAAGAGGTACAGGCATAACTATTCAGTTTGAATATTTCCCCGACAAAGACGCTGAAACAAAATGGTCAAAGATTGGCATTGCTTGGGAAGTAGAAGTTGAGCAACCTATCTTAAACGAATTAGATGAACAGACAGGAACTCAAACTATTACAAGCAAAGTGTTTGCGCCACAGACTAAAGTAATTGATTTAGCGAGCGGTTTTGCCAAACAAGCGGAAGCGGAAGTAGATGCTTATTATGAAGGAATTAAAGACACGCCATTGGGCAAAGGCATTACTTTTCAAATGGGCAAATACACTTTAATAGGTCAAGTTATGTTTCATGTCTTAGCAAAAAAAGCACTTGAAGAAATATTTGGCGAAGGAACTGTTGTGATTAGAATTGATTTAATTTAAAAGTAAGTATAAATACCATGAAAACACTTAGTTTTGTAATAGGGAAAAAGATATTGTCGCTTGCTGAATTTGGGGCAATAAGCAGCGTGTTATCTTTTATCGTTTTAATTATTGATAAATACATATTTAATGATTGGGAATTTATCGCCATGCTAACAGTACTCATTGCCCTCGACACGCTATTAGGCTTCTATGTAGCCTTTATAAAGAAAAATGTTTCTTCAGATAAATTCGCAAAACTATTTACAAAGATTATAGTCTATATGGTAATGCTTATATGTTCCCATTCAGCTACCCATGTTCGAGCTAATGGTTCAGAGATTATAGTATTGGCATGGTTAGATAGCGTAATATATTCTGGAATAGTAGTAAGAGAAATATTAAGCCTATTTGAAAAATGCGCTGTAATTCAGCCTAATTTAATTCCAAAATGGATTGTTAACAGATTAAAACAATACAATGAAACAGGTATTGACATCCCTAATAATTAGTTTAGTAATTACTTCGTGTTCAACCACACGTCAAATTAAGAAGTGTGAAAAGTGTTTTACTTTACTTGACACCTCAACCACAACCATTATAAAAGACAGCATAGCAATAGTTTATGATACGGTTGATTACGTTTATACGGTTAACGCTGATACTACTATTCAGTATTTATTAATCGAGTGTGATACATTAGGGAAAGCAACTATTAAAACATCTGAAAAGAAAAAAGGCAATAGAAGCGATTTAAGCCTACAATTAAAAGACAATAGGTTAGTAGCTGTTAGCACTTGCGATAAGGTCGTGGATAGCCTGCAATTAGTAATTAGCAATACTCAAAAGTTCAGAAGCGAAACAACATCTAATACTGTATTCGTGCCTAAATTAGTTGAAGCAAAATTAACATGGTGGCAAAAGATTAAAATACGCTTTGGCGGTTGGGCTTTTCTAATTATAGCCATTTACATAGCCTATAAGGGGCTTAAAACATATTACAAGGTCAATACACCTATGGGATTGTTATTAACGATTAGAAGGAAGTTGTTAAACTAACCTAACATCTACAATTGTAGCATTTGATTTTATTGATACGTTTACACTTTAGTCACGTGTATTCGGTAGTTATACGCAACCTTACAAAGACTGCAACTCCGACTTGACATCATTCCAAAAATATTCATCGCAATAGATTTCAGAATTAGTTGCATTTGCTTCATCTGTATGGCTTCCGCAATTATTATTTAATATTTCTTCAACAGCCATCAAAGCACATTGTATAGCTATATTATCTTTGTGCATTCCTAATGGTGCATCTTTATGAGATAGTGCGTATCTAAAAGTTGTAAATAACTCGTTTGCTTTTTCTTTTGCGTTCATATTTTTGTTTTTAAATTAAATTCGTAATAAAGGCAGCGTATAACAGCACATACACGCTATTTCCATCCCTCAATCCAACGCTCACAGCGTGTATCTGCAAACCGTTAGCGGTCATTGCAGCTCAACAACAACCACTTCACTCAACGGAACACCATCGCCCCATCCATTCATAGCACCTTCAACTTCTATTCCGTTGTCAGTTACTTTAATCTTGCATCTAAGGTGGTTGCTAAAATCAATCTGATAGCAACGAACCGCTAACACAGTATTGCCGACAATAGCGGCTTCTGTGGTTGTTTCAACTTTTTGTTCTTTATTGTTCATTTGTACTTGTTTTGAAGTTTTGTAATTCTAATTCCGCTACTGCGGCAATACTCGACCGTTATGTGCAAGGCTAACTGACCGCTTCATAAGTAGCTTCAAATATTGACTTTTTAACAAGCCATCGTTCACCTTTTACCCCAACGCAAACATAATGTTGACCAAATTGACCTTTATGAAATTGGTTTTCTAATGTGCTTATGTATGGTACTAAATCAGGTTGTATTCCATATTTAGCATCTTCCATAGCCCCAAGCATACCATCATGGTGAACAAAACCATCTTCATCACCTTTTTCAAATAATTTAGCCTTTACTGTGGCAGTCTTTCTGTACTCTTTATACATCGTTTTCAAATTAAATTCAGTGCTGATAAACCGCCCAGCGCATAACAGCGGTTTGGCAAAAGCTGCCATTTAAATTTGTGCGAAAATTGAGCATCCGTAGGCAGCCTTCGCCAAGCCGCCAAACGTTATCCTACTTTAAATCCCCTCTTTCTTTTGCTAATTTTTGCACTGTTTTATCAATTTCTATTTTATAGATTAATTTGTTATCTGTTGGAACTCGAACACCTATAACAGATGTTTGTTGTTTAAATTTAAGCGGTCTGCCTACTTTATTTTTTTGCATGATTTATATATAACTATTTAGTTAAAAAATTAATAAAAAATACAACCGCAAGAGCTAAATAAATGCCTGCTACAACTATTGTATAAAAAGCTAATTCATATTCTTTTTCTTTATATTTTTTATAAGCCAATATCATAAAGCCTATTGCCATAAATGCTGAAAACAATATGTCTGTCATATAATAATTTTAGTTTAAAAAATGGTTGGGTCTCCCCCCAATTGTCACCCTCCACTGAATTGCGCATCAATTTGAAAGTAATAGTTAATAAAACTTTCGCTTATCTATTTCGGGCGTGGACAGGTCAGCCCCGACACTTCTTTATAAAAAATAGGCAACGGCAAGATTGGTTACTTGCATGAATTGTTTATTGCTAACCACGCACAATCAGGGGTTGAACCGTTTTGTTTGGGAGAGTCGAACTCCCGCTTCACCAATTCTATTACTACCACTTCAATAGCGTCTAATTCCGCCACGTTGCCATAATTTCAAATAACTTTAGTGGAGATAGATGGACTCGAACCACCGACCCAAAGGCTCTAACCAACTGAGCTATATCCCCATTTCAAATACCTAAATCGTTTACAAAACTACAAATAAATTCCATACCACCAAATAAAAAAAATAATTATTTTTGAGTATGATTATAAAAAGACTTTCAGACGATGGAGTACAAACATTAGGAATAATGACATTGCCTAATGGCAAAGTGTACCACACATTAGAATTAGCGTGGAAAAACAACAACAGAAAAGTTAGTTGTATACCTAAAGGAAAATATAAAGTAAGGAAAAGAACAAGCGCAAAGTATGGCGAACATTTCCATATTTTGAACGTGCCAAATAGAGATATGATACTCATACATTTTTCTAACTTTCATTCGGATTTGCTTGGCTGCATAGCACCCGGAAAAGGCTTAAAAGACATTAATAATGATGGTAGGTTAGATGTAACAAGTTCTAAACAAGCCATGAAAGAAATATTAACTGTAATGCCTAATGAGTTTGAATTACTAATATGCTAAAGCCTAAAATATATCAGATATTACAAGACTGTATAGACAGAGGATTAATTAATGGGCTAAACACCACAATAGACCATTCAGAAGATATAAGTAATATTAACGAAGAATTATTATTATCTAATCAAAATCTCGCAATAATGACCGAGATTTGCGAATATTTTAATATTGAACAGGAATAGCGAAATAAAAGTAGTTAGAAAGAAGTTGCGCAAAGCAAGGGGTTACTGCTATATGTTTCCGCCAAAGATTGAGATTGACAGCAGGTTAGAAGGCTTAGAAGAATTAGAAGTTTACATACACGAATTTACACATCATATTCAGCCATACTTAGACGAAGATACCGTAGATAAAGTAGGAAAAGATATGAGCGAATTTCTTTTTAAACAAGGTTATCGTAAAACCAACTAAATGGCAACAAGAAATTGGAAAGAAATTTTTGCTAACAACCCACAGTTAGACGAAACAAAAAAAGAATGGTTTGAAAGAATAGCCAAACAAGAGAAAGTAAAATGGGATTATGTTAGAAAAACACATTACCGACCTCGTTATAAAAAAACATACACTCCGGCTGAAAAAACACCCTTAGAAAAAATACAAGAAGATTTGCGGGTACGGTCTTTAAACTCTAAAGTAAACGAATACAAAAACAAATACGATGCTTTATTAAAGGCATACCAAGAAAGTGAGCAAAGATTTGAAGTGCTAATAGGCATAAAAGAAAAAGTAGAAATAAAATATATTGAGCCGATAAATTCAAATGCTACACACGAAGCAGTACCAATCATTCAGTTATCTGATTGGCACTTTGAGGAGCGTGTAGATGATTTTACGATAAATGGACTTAATGAATATAATTTAGATATAGCCACTAAACGTTGGAACGCTTGTATTCAGAACTCATTAAAATTAATTAAGAAAGAAAACAACACAAGCGAAATAAAACAAGCGGTAATATGGTTAGGTGGCGATTTTATTACTGGATATATTCACGAAGAACTTGAAGAAACTAACTATTTATCACCGACACAAGCTACACGCTTTGCAAAAGAAAAAATAATAACAGCCTTAAAGTTTTATAAACAGCATAGCAAATTAGATAAAATCACAGTAGTATGTAACTATGGAAATCATGGCAGAACTAATAAAAAGCCAAGAGTTAGTTCAAGCTACAAGAACTCTTATGAGTGGATGATGTATAAGGACATAGAAGATTATTTTAATAGCGATAAATTATTTTCATTCGTAGTGCCTGATGGCTTATTCGCTTATGTCAATATAATGGGCTTTAGTTGTAGGTTTTGGCATGGAGATACAATTCAGTATGGCGGTGGAATTGGTGGGCTTACAGTGCCTTTAATTAAAGCAATTAGCCGATATAATCAACAGATAAAGGCGGACTATAATTTTATGGGTCATTTTCACCAATTATTCCAAGCTACTAAAGATTGCATTGTGAACGGTAGCGGTATTGGCTTTAATGCTTATGCTCAAAGGATAGGTGCATCACCAGAAGAACCAATGCAAGGATTTTGCTTGTTAGATAAAAAATACGGTTTAACTATTAAAACGCCTATATTCTGTAAATAATTAACGGTGAAGTTTACTAACACATTTGTAAGTTACAATTAAGTAAGTTATATTAGCACTTTCATATTAATTTTGGTTGGTTGTTTTTAGTTAATTACAAGCCTGTTGCTGTGAAGCATCGGGCTTTTTTTATGCCATTTACCACCAAATAAAAAATAATTCAAAAATAATTACACGCAGAAACCCTTGTAAAATAAAGGAAAATAAAAATAGTTGAAATTATTTTGCAAAAAGATTTGCAAAATTAAATTAACAATTATATCTTTGATTTCGCAAACAAAAACAACACACAATGAAAAAATTAAACCACGATTACCAAATGGCAAAGCGTGAAACAATTAAATATTGGAACGCCAACAAAGACTATTTAATTACGATAGCATTAACGGCTCTTTTTATTTGGGCTTCAAGACAAGGATTTTTTAACTAAACCAATAAAACAAATGACACTAACACAAATTAATTTGAACCTATTACACAAATGGCGAAAGATGCCAGAAGATGTAAAGAAGAAAACAGCACGTCAGGTAGGCGTATCTGTTGAACGTATTAACGGATTTTTCATGGACCGTAACGATATGACTTATAAAAAAGTTGTAGAGTTAGAAAGATTATTACAATGACACACTACACTAAACGCATATTGCGAGATATAGGATTATTGTTGCTTTTAACGGCAGTTTGCTATTCATTTGTAATTATAGCCCAACACCTTGAGAACAAGCCTAAGAATAGCCCAAAAGCTAATTTAACAACTATTTATAATTTTAACCCAAAAAACAATCAAAAATGAAAACAACAATTAAAATAACTACTACTCAGGAAGTAGAAGTGTCATTGCCACAATTCAGAAAAGATGGCAACGAGTATTATGCCTTTTACAGTGAAAATTATTTAGATAACATTTATTTTAGAATTTACAAAAACAAACTAATTTGCTTTATGGCATTTTGTGAATTACATAATATCAATAAGGGCAACCAAATAACAAAAAGTGAATTTATCAAAGCGTTTAATTCAGTAAAAAACACTATTGATTTTGTGGGCGTTTCTCCTTCCATTACCAATGATGAACAAGGCGAATACTACTTAACCGAAATAAACAACAGCCATGAGTAAAAGCTATTTATCATCAATGGAATATGTAAGCGACTGCTGTGCTGTTCCACCTCGTAGCAATGGCGATAGTGATACTTCAGATATTGGTATTTGTCCAGAATGTGGAGACCATTGCGAATATGTAGATATGTCTGAAAATGACACACAAGAATTGACAGACGACCAAAAGATGTATTATTACGAAATTGCAGAAAGAATTAAAAGATTATCTAACCAATCGAATTACAAATTATGAAAAACTTAGCGCAAGCAATTTTAAAAGTCATGGAAGATGTAAAAGGCATTGATAAGACTATGACAATCGGTACAGGCAACAGCAGCTACAAAGGCGTTCCCGACCAAGAAGTAAAAAAGATTATAGGCGAAAGCATGAAAAAACATGGCTTAGTAATATTGCCTACTTCTGTTGAGCCTACATTACAAATAGACCGATGGACTGAAACAGGCCAATATGGCGAAAAGCAAAAGCAGTCTATTTTTACCGAAGTGAAAACCAAATACTTATTACTGCATGAAAGCGGTGAAAGCATGGAGTTAGCAGGATATGGGCACGGAGTAGATACCCAAGACAAAGGTGCAGGTAAAGCAACTACATACGCCTTAAAGTACACGTTGCTTTATATGTTCTTAGTGCCAACAGGAAAGATTGACGATGCAGACGTAACGCATAGCGACAGCCATGATGCACCGCCACCAAAACAGCAAAACGATAAAGAATGGCTAAACATTGGCACACCAGCATTTGAGAAAGCCAAACAAGCTATTAAAGCAGGCACCCATACCATTGCAGATGTTAGGAAGAAATATGCCATATCTAAAAAGACAGAGGAAGCATTAAATGCACAGTAATTGGCAAAATATAGGAAACAACTTACCCGCTGGATATGATGATAGCGGGGAGTTGCCCTCTATTGGCTTACCAAGTAAGTACAATATGAGAATAGCTAAGTGGGAAAAAGCAAACGAAGCGGAATTAACCGAACTTGAAAACGCTGTTATTAAAGCAATGAAGTTCCCCGAACACGTTTACGAAAGCGAATTTTGCAACCGATTTGAAGAACTTAAATCTAAGTTCCCGAAACAATATATTTACTTTGGTAAAAAGCACTGGAAGTGATTAAGACCGAAATCTTCTGCAACGTAGAAAATGGCAAGGTAATTAGCAATAGAAAGCTATTAGCTGATACCTTAGCCACTTTTAGCGGGCGTGTGTCTATAACTATTCAGAAAGCTAAAAAAGTTCGTAGCGGTCAACAAAACAGATATTTACACGCTGCATTTACTATCTTATCTAAAGAGTTAATTAATTATACAGGTGATGAAAGATATACGGCTGCAATGGTTAAAGATATTGTAAAGTGTAAATTTCTAACTGTTGACATGATTAACGAAAGTAGCGGTGAAGTAATTGGCACACGAATAAAATCAACTACGGAGCTATCTACGTTTGAGATGAACGAATTTATTGAAAACATGATAAGGTGGGCAGCAGAACAATTTAACATTACTATTCCATATCCTAACGAAAATTTACAACTATTATGATAAAAGTAACAATAGAAGATAACAAGGACATAGGCTTTGGTCTAAACGTTAAAAATGATGACACTACCTATGGCTGGGTAAGCTATGACCCAAATTTTGGGTTTTCCTTCAACACCTGTGGCAGATTTATTCACCCTAAAGAATTTGACACCTATTTAAAAGCAATAAAGACTAATCTAAAAATTGTAAAGAACTTAAATAAAAAGTATGGACATTAGATGCCTACATTGCAAAGCCTACTTAAACATTAGAGAAGTAGTTACACGATGTACTGAATGCAAAGAATTAATTAAATTTAAAACAAACAATATGAAAAACAATTTTAAAAATGGCGATAAGGTATTTGTCGCTCCTTATGGGTGGTGTGAATTTATAAAATATGGTGTAGAAGGTTTATGTGTTGTTAGGAATGACTTTAAATCATTAGATGTTGATTTGCCACTTGTATCTTTCACTGAGTACAAACTCGAAGGATTTAGCCAAGAAAGACCGTTTGAGCCTAAAATAGGGGAAAAGTATTATTTTTGGAATGATGAAACAATAATGAATGATGCCGTTGGATATGGCAGGCTAAAACAAATAAGCAATAACATTAACTTTCCTTACTTTTTTGGTACGAAGTATTTTCAATTTTGCTCAAAAACAAACCCTTTACTATGACAACATTTGATAAAATAGAACAAAACGGAAAAGAATGGTTTGGCAAACGCTACCATGAATTAACTACATACGAAAAAGGAGTAATCTTTTATAAAGAGTTCCAACAAAAAGGAGTAACAAATAAAATGATAGGAGATGAAGTAAAGTTGTCAGAGGGCAGGGTAGGAGTGATGATTGGCGAAGTAGTAAAAGAAGTAGAATTATGTCGAAACAAAGGATTTGGTAAAGTAAAAAAATGGACAGATGCCAAAGTGTAAAATCTGCAAAGAACCATTTGTTAAAATTAGACCAATACAGCCTACCTGTAAGAGTTATGACTGTATGGTAGCATTTGCAAAGAACGTAGCAGAAAAGGCTATTGTAAAAAAGAAAAAGGCACAAACTAAGGTATTGAAGGAAAAGTTAAAAACATTAACCGATTACGAAAATGAGGCTAAAAAAGAATTTCAAAAATATATCCGCAAAAGAGATGAAAATTTACCATGCGTAAGTTGTGGCACTTTTCAAACTGATATTTGGGACGGAGGACATTTTAAAAAAGCAGAACTATATTCAGGAGTTATATTTGATGAAATGAACTGCCATCGCCAGTGCCGTAAATGTAACCGTTTTTTAGGCGGTAATGAATTGAACTATCGTGAGGGTTTAGTAAAAAGATACGGTATTGATTATGTTTTAGAAATTGAAGAAAGGGCATTAAGATTAAAAAGACATAAGTATAATAAGGAAGATTTAATTGGATTAAAAAACCTTTACAAAGAAAAAATCAAACATTTATAATGTTCAGCAGCCATAGAAACTTAGACCGCCACGAACTAAACCCTATTAAGGGAAGTATAGTAACATCTTTAAATACCGGCAATAGGTTTAGAATAGTAGATATTGATTTTAACACTAAATTTGAAGTCATTAAATACTATTTTCAAACGGCTTCAAGTAAGGATGGTAAGGTACACGAATTAGATTTAGATATTTTTTGGGAAACATTTACAACAATGAATTGAAAATTATTTACTAATATTGCAAAAGGTTGTGCAGAGCCTATATCTAACCTTATTAGCCCTTATTTGTGAAAGAAGCCTGCACGCTTCGAGTAGCGGTAGGGGCGTTTTAATTTTATGACATACTTAAAATGAAACAAATATTTGAGACATACGATAAATGGGAAGACTATCATTGTGGAATGTACAACCTTAATGATGTTTTAGATAAGGACAAAAAAGTAATCAATGCTATTTATCTTTTATCTTCAACCGAACAATTTTATAATGTTTGTTTAGAAATATTAGATAAATGGAAAGTTAGTTGTGATGTTAATTTAAGTAATAAAAACCAAAATAGAAGGGCTTGGCTAGGTGCAGCAGCGTGTACATATTTGCATAATTGCCCTGAATATTTAACAAGAATAGCATGGTCTTTATTAAATAAAGATGTTCAAGACAAAGCAAATAATATAGCTGAAAAAATTATTAAGGAATATGAAAGAAAGAATACTAAAGTACATACAGGAGTGGGAAACCAAATGTTATTACAATGGAATACCTGATGAAGCCCCACATGAATTGGAAGTAAGAAATAAAGTGCCATCATATAGAAAAATAGCAATAGCAATATTAAAAAATGATAATTCACTTAAAACACTTGGATTAAACACATTTATATCAAAGTATTATAGTTGCTATAAAAAAATAGAAATAGAACAAAGAAATAAATCAAAACAACTAAAACTTAATTTATGATAAAAAAATTAGAAATTAATGTACTTGAGGCTTCAAAGCAAAGAATTACTTACATACTTCAAAACTTTAAAAAAGTATATGTAAGTTTTTCAGGAGGCAAAGATAGCGGTGTCATGCTTAATCTAATGATAGATGAAATAAGGCAAAATTACCCTGACAGAAAGATAGGCATAATGATCTTAGACAATGAAGCTAACTATAATCTTTCATTAGAATTTATGCATCGCATGATGCAAAACAACAGAGATGTGTTAGATATTTATTGGTGCTGTTTGCCTATTACTTTACCTTGTACGGTATCAAGTTATGAGGTTGATTGGCAGTGTTGGGGAGAAAACGATAAAGATAGGTGGATAAGACCAATGCCAAAAGATGATTATATAGTTAATATTAATAACCACAAATTCCCTTTTTTTAAAGAAAACATGGGTTATCAAGAGTTTTGGGATGAGTTTGGCGAATGGTATTCAGGTGGCGAAGACTGCGCCTGTTTAATAGGCATTAGAACACACGAAAGTTTAAACAGATGGAGGGCAATAGTTAATGAAAATAAAGAAACGCATGGTAATAATCTATGGACAAAACGAAATACACAGCATACATATAATTGCTACCCAATTTATGATTGGAGAACAGAAGATATTTGGATAGCAAACTGTAAATATGAATGGGATTACAATAAGTTATATGACGTTTTTTGGAAAGCTGGTTTGTCTATTCATCAAATGAGGGTTGCCTCTCCATTTATGAGCGAGAGTAAGAGTTCATTAAATCTTTATAGAATAATAGACCCACATGTATGGGTAACATTATGTGCAAGGGTAAACGGTGCAAATTTTGTAGCTACATATGGTAAACAATTAAATTACCATAGTTTTAAATTGCCAAAAAATCATACTTGGAAAAGTTTTGTAAAATTTTTATTAGATACTTTACCCGAAAAGTCTGCTCTAAATTTTAAGCAGCGATTTATCCAATCTATTAAATATTGGGGCAGGATAGGTCGAGGATTGCCTGAAAAAACTATACAAGAACTAAAAGATAATAATATTGAATTTAAGCTAAATGGCAACACGGCACATGGTAATAAAGATAAAGAAAGGGTTATAATACAATCGTTACCAGACCATTTGGATATGCTTAGTTGTCATAATTCAGATGTAGCAAGTTGGAAAAGATTTGCTATAACAATACTTAAAAATGACCACACGTGTAAGTATTTAGGGCTTGCACCTACAAAAGACCAAATAGAAAGAATGAAATACATTAAACGCAAATACAGCAAAATATGAAAACAAAAAACGTAAATGAATTAAATGGAGTAGCTTTTACTGGAGGTAAAAGTTACAGGTCAGTCTTAAAAGATGACAACATGGGCTTTGCTATGATGAAAACATGCATTAATAAAGGCGGTCCATATAAGTGGCATTATAAAAACCACAAAGAAGCATGTTATTGTGTAAGTGGCAGTGGCTTATTAAAAGATTTAACAAATGGTGTAGTTTCTGAAATAAAAGAAGGAATTACATATTTTGTAGACAATCATCAACCACATGAATTTACAGCATTAACAGAAGTTGTATTAATTAGTGTTTTTAATCCTCCATTAAGAGGTGATGAAACTCACGATGAAAACGGAAATTATATTTAACCAATAAATTAAAAAACATGAAAAACAAGATTAAAGAATTAATACCAAATTATGACAGCTTAAGTATTGATGAACAAATTGATGCAATAAATGAAATAAAGATTGCATTGCATGAAATTTCACCAATGAAAAACGAGCCTGTCGATTGCGTGTTGTGGGTAAAAAACGAAATGGTAAGGGCTAATGATTATAACCCTAATGCGGTTGCCCCTCCAGAAATGGAATTATTGAAGCAATCAATTATGGAAGATGGATACACGCAACCTATTGTTTCTTATAAAGAAGAAAACAATATAACTGTTGTAGATGGTTTCCATAGAAATAGAGTTGGTAAAGAGGTGCGAGAAGTAAAAGAAAGGGTATTTGGGCGTCTTCCTGTAGTAAATATTAATGAATGGAAACAAGGTAGAGGAGACCGTATGGCGTCAACAATAAGGCATAATAGAGCAAGGGGTTCACATAATATTGAACTAATGAGTACAATTGTTTCTGAGTTAGTAGAGATGGGTAAAGGTGATGCATGGATATGTAAACATGTTGGAATGACCACAGATGAACTACTAAGGTTAAAACAAATAACAGGCTTAGCATCTTTGTTTGAAAATAAGGAATTTTCTAATGCTTGGGAAGCTGAAAAAAGTGATGATTTTATATTCTTAAAAGGTAGCTGAACTATTTTAAATTACCAAAATAAACCGCTATCTTAGCGTAGAAAATAGCTTTTGTATTAGGTAGAAGATAATACAAGTAATTAGATAACTTTTATAGCCTTATTAGATTTTTGAGGGTGCTTCTACCACCCGATAAAGTTTGGTAGGGCTTTCTTAATTTTATGAACACATACTACATTTTAGGTCAACATGCTCATTGGAATATAAATAAAAGATTAGCTAAAAAAGTTGGTATTGAAGCAGCTTTATTGCTTTCAGATTTAATTTCTAAAAGGGAATATTTTATAATTAATAAAGATATTTCTATAACAGATTGGTTTTTTAACACTGCTGAAAATATAGAAATGGACACTTTATTAACTCCACACAAGCAACGAGAGGCAATAAAATTACTTATTGAACATAATTTTTTAGAAGTTAAATTAATGGGAATACCTGCAAAAAATCATTTCAAAGTCAATGATATTCAGTTATTAAATTTTTTAACAACAAGAAGTGAAGAAATTAAACAACAAGAAGTGAAAAATTTTGACACTAATAATAATAAAGAACAAGAACAAAGTAATTTTAATAATAGTAATAATAAACCCGAAAATGAATTAACCGAATTACCACCTCATATAAATTTTGCATTAAGGCTCTTAGATGAAAACGATACAGAGGGGGCAGCACATCTTGAAGCAATAGAATATCAGACGAAAACTAAAATTACTAAAGAACAAACAAAATTATTTAGAATGCACCTTGTTACCGAAAATAAGAACTACGATAATTTTAATGACTGGATACGACATTTTAGGAATTGGTTAAATACTAAACCAAATGTTAAACCTAAGCAAGAAATTAAAATGCCTTACGAAAAAAGAAATCAGCAATGAAAAAATATAGAATTCTTAATCTTTATGCCTGTTTGGGCGGAAATCGTTATAAATGGGATTTAGTAGCGAAACAAGCGGGAGTTGAAATAGAAGTAACTGCGGTTGAATTAGACCCCGAACTTGCAAGGCTATACCAAGAACGTTTCCCTAATGACATAGTAATTATTGCCGATGCCCATCAATATTTATTAGACCACTATAAAGAGTTTGATTTTATTTGGAGTTCGCCAAATTGCCCAACCCACAGCAGAATAAGATTTAATCAAGCAAAAGGTAGAAATGATAATATTTATAAAGCAGAATACCCAGACATGAACCTATACGCTGAAATAATTTTACTTGATAATTATTTCGATGGAAAGTTTGTAGTTGAAAATGTAATACCATATTACGAGCCATTAATTACAGCGCAAAAAAGAGGAAGGCATTTATATTGGTGCAATTTTACATTACCTCAAGTATTAAGCAATAGAGAAGTGCAGGTTGGTAGCGGGACTGAAGAAGTAAAAAAACTATGTGAATTTCACGAAATAGACCTATCAACATACAAAGGGAAACAGCGTAAAGATAAAATAGCCCGAAACTTAGTTGACTACGAAGCAGGTAAAACAATATTTGAAACCGCTTTAGGAATAATAAACAAACCCTATACTAAACAAGCAGAACTATTCTAATGAAAAAACAACCCGAAGAAATATTAAGCCATTATACATTTGGAAAACTTCCACCACAGGCTATAAATTTAGAAGAAGCGGTATTAGGTGCAATTTTAGTAGAAAGCAAGTCTATAATGATTGTAATTGATACTCTAACAGAACAGTCATTTTACACGCCACAGCATCAATATATCTACAAAGCAATCATTAATCTTTATGAAAAGAATAGACCAATAGATATTTTAACGGTTAGCGAAAACTTAAAGGGTAGCGGACACTTAGAAGATGTTGGGGGAGTTTATTACATTTCAACTTTAACCAACAAAATTGCATCAAGTGCTAATATCGAAGAACATGCACGAATTATTCAAGAAAAGTACATACAAAGAGAGTTAATAAGAATTTCATCTAATTGCATACAAGAAGCCTACACCGACCAAGAAGATGTTTTTAGCTTAGTAGATTACATTCAGGCTCAATTAATTGAACTAAGCAAATCAGGAGTTAAGCAACAAATACAGCATTTATCATCAATCGTTAAGGAAAGTCGAAAACAGATAAACAGACTATCAAGTTCACCCGATGCAATCATTGGAATAAGTACAGGCATTAAGTGTTTAGATAAAGTTATTAGCGGTTTAGAAGATGGAACGGTAATAACATTGGCAGCACGCCCGGGCATGGGCAAAAGTGCTTTAGCGGTTTCAATTCTTAAAAACGTAGGTATAGACCAAAAGATACCATGCGCTTTATTTAGTATAGAAATGCCCTCTATTCAACAAGAACAACGATTAAAGGCTAATGTATCAGGTATTCCTTTTTCAAGGCTTAGAGCAGGCAAATTGCATGAGGAAGATTGGGAAAAATTAGACCGAGCCGAAAAGCTAATGAGTGAAAGCCCGATTTACTTTGATGACAGCAGTAGTCTTTCAGCTATTGAATTGCGCTCTAAAATTACTTTAATGGTTTCGGAACACGATATAAAGTTTATAGTTATTGATTACTTACAACTAATGTCAGGTAGTGGAAAAAAAGGACAAAATAGAGAGCAAGAAATATCTGAAATTTCCAAGATGGTAAAAAGAATTTCTAAAGAGTTGGCAATACCTATTTTACAATTAGCCCAACTAAGCCGAAACGTAGAACAAAGGGGTGGTAATAAAACGCCATTGCTTTCAGATTTAAGAGAAAGTGGAAGTATAGAACAGGACAGCGATATTGTTATTTTTATTAACAGACCTGAATATTATGGAGTAATGCAAGATGAACAAGGTTTTAGCACAGCAGGAGTAGCAGATTTGATTATAGCTAAAAACAGAAACGGAAGTGTAGAAACCATTACCACTAAGTTTGAAGGTGAATACATGAGGTTTAGCGATGTAGAAACAAGCTATCAGTTTCCATTAAATGAAACCACTAAAACACAATTTCCAAAAGGCAGCGAAAAAGATTTTACTGATTTTTAAAACCAAAAACAAAAACACATGGAAACAATTAAATTTAGAGGAAAAAGAGTTGATAATAGCGATTGGGTTTATGGCGTGCCATATTTTTTAAACATTATCGAAGATGAACCTGAAGATTGCGTAAATAAGGCATGTATAATTGCAGGCGTTGATTGGGATGGTTTATGCGGTTTTATGTCTCCCGAAAACAAGGCATTTATTGAAGTAATTACAGAAACAGTAGGGCAATATACAGGCTTAAAAGATAAAAACGCAAAAGAGATATACAGTGGGGACTTAATTAAGTCAAATGATTTAATAGGTCATGTAAAATATCACGGCTGCGCTTTTATGATTGAATGGCATGATGACGTATATGCGGATTTATTGGGTTGGGAAGATTTTAAGCATGGTAAATTATCAGGTGGCAGCGAATATCAAATAATAGGTAACATTCACGAAAACAAATAAATATGAAAACACCAAAACAAAAAGCAAAGGAGTTAGTAGAAAAATACAAAGAAATAATTTGGCAAGCCGATAAGTTTAGCTACCTATTAGATAGCGAAGGGTTACATTTTGCTAAGCAATGCGCTTTAATTGATATACAAAACAGCATAGACTTTCTAAAATATATAGACGAAAACGAAGCCTATAATGTTGAATATTATATTAAAGAATTAATTGAAATAAAAACCGAAATAGAAAAACTATGAAAAAGATATTACAATCAGAAATAGAAGTAGATAATAATTTTAACGTTTTAAATTATAGATGATGACAAACGCAGAAGCATATACTAAAGAACTAATGAATGAAGTTGCTAAAGAAGCAATTAAAAAGAAAACCATTCAAGAAATTATTGAAGAAGAACTAAGCTATAAAATCAAGCCATTACCCGAAATTCCAACTATTCAATACCACTACCCTAGCGGTCAAGAAAAGAGAAGGGAAAGAAGAAAGAAACAAAAACCTAAAAAAAATAACTAAATTTACACCATGAGCGAAAAAATAAGAATAGGAAATGGAACTAAGAAAAGCGACAAATGGCTTAAGAGTTCAATATGCTTAACAGACATACCAAAAGAAAATACCTTTGAGTACAACGGAAAAACTTATGTAAAGGTAGATATTAACATTTTTGATAAGCCTAACAAGTTTGGCAAAGATGTAAGCATTTCAATTGATGAGTATAAGCCCGAAGAAAAGCAATACAGCGCACATGCTGAAAGAAAAACGGCAAGCGATACGATTGCAAGGAAAGTTCAAGAAAGTGCTTTAAATAGCAGTAATGAAGAATTTGAACTACCATTTTAACCATAAAAACAAAAACAATGGAAAAGACATTAGGAGTTATCAGACACGTACTTACATTTGTAGGCGGTATTTTAGTATCACAAGGATTATTAAGCGAAGGCTTGACATCAGAAATCATTGGCGGTGTACTAACTATCGCTGGAACTGTATGGAGTATTGTTGCTAAGTTTAAGAAGTAACTTTGCACAATAAAAATTAATTACTATCTTGCATTCGCATTTTAGCGGGTGCTGAAGAAACTAAAGTGGTAGGACTTTGCCACACAAAAGCCTTGACAAGCCCGCTAACTTGTTAGGGCTTTTTGCTTTTTAGCCCTTTACAAAGCAACGGAGAGGTTGTATAAGAGCATCGGAGTAGTGGTTTGGCTAAAGACGTTTACAGCTACTCTTAAAGCGTTATAAATGGGACTATGCAAAGCGCAACGGTGGTGCGAAAGTTACGAGCCGTAAGACATAGATGCAAGTTGAATATTGCAGACAGTGGGTAACAAGTAATCGGTAATCAACGACACGATTAACACTAAAGACGAGAGGCTCATTTCGACAAGCTAATTAAGTCTAAAGTGGTGCAACCAACTACTAATTAACTTTAGTAGGGGGACTTGCTATCACTTTAACTCAAGGTCTATTTCTCTAAGCTAATAATAAAAGAAAAAAGTATTAACTTTGAAGTATGGGTAGACCATCAAAATTTAGTGAAGAACTAGCCAATCAGATATGCGAAAACATCGCGCATTCAGATAAAGGATTAGTTTCTATATGCAAAGAATTAGGCTTAAATGCTTCAACTGTTTATGATTGGATTAATAATAATTTAGAATTTGCCAACAAATACGCGCGCGCGAGAGAAATTCAAGCTGATTATTTAGCCGACCAAATAATTGAGATTGCAGACGAAACACATTCAGATACTACCGTAAATGAACAAGGCTATGAAGTAACTAACCATGAAGTCATCGCGCGAAGTAGGTTAAGAGTTGACGCGCGAAAGTGGAAAGCATCTAAATTATACCCTAAAAAATACGCGGATAGAATAGATAGTGATTTTACAACTAAAGGTGAAAGTCTAAATTTACCACCATTTATGCGCGCCAATGAAAGTAAATCCTAACTTTACCCATCTATACGACAAGATTGAACAAGACCGTGTTATATTGCTACAAGGCGGAACGCGATGTTTTGTTGGGTCCACATTAGTAATGGCCGAACATGGCCCGAAAAAAATACAGGATATAAAAATTGGCGACAAAGTTTATTCATGGTCCGGTAGTCAACAAGTATTAAGAAAAGTTGTTAATAAGTTTATATACAAGAGTGAACAGTCATGCCATAAATTAGTTAAATTTACGTTTATTAATAACGAAACAATTGAATGTACTTATGGACACAAATTTTTGTATGAAGGCAAATATGTTGAAGCAATTAACATTGCCAAACGAACAATGGAAAGAAGTAAAGAATACGGATGGCCGATACATGGTAAGCAACTTGGGCCGATTAATGGCCATGAATTACAAGCTAACCGGAAAGGCCAAGATAATGAAGCCTGCGGAAACGGATGGCTACATGAGAACAATGATATTAATAAAAGGGAAATATTCAACCGTAAAGGTCCACAGATTAGTAGCGGAGGCATGGGTGGAGAACAAATTGGCCAAACCAGAAGTAAACCACATCAATCACAATCGGGCCGACAATCGGGCCATAAACTTGGAGTGGGTAACTCATCGCGAAAATATAGACCACATGATGAAGCACAACAGGCAGGCAATGAACAATGGGGCCAAGAATGGAATGGCCAAGATAACAGAGGATATCGTAAGAGCGGTCAGGACCGAATACAAACCAAAGATTGTTATGGCGAAACACTTGGCCGAGAAGTACAATTTAAAGGTGGGCCATGTGAAAGAAATAGTGCAAATGAGAACTTGGGCCCATGTGAAATAACTGATTGCATAATTTCGGCCATTGAGTTTATAGAGTATAACGGACCTGTAATTGATATTGAGGTCCAAGAGTATCATAATTACTTTGTAACTAATCAAAAAATAATAACCCATAATTCTGGCAAAACTTATTCAACTATACTTTTTTTAATTGACTACTGTTTACAATATCGCGGAATGGAAATTGATATTGTTCGCGATACATTTACCGCGCTAAAGTCAACGGCATGGAAAGACTTTCGCGATGTTTTAATTAATTGCAACCTTTATAAAGAAAGCAACCATAATAAGACGGACCACGAATATGAGTTAAATGGCAATGTTATTAGTTACTATGGCGCGGACACCCCCGCGAAGATACATGGACGCGCGCGCGATATACTTTGGGTAAACGAAGCGCATCAGTTCCCTGCCGAAACAATAGACCAACTATTCCCACGTACAAGGCATAAGATAATAGCAGATTATAACCCTGCATTAGGGTTAGAGCATTGGTTAGATACTTACATAGACCAATACCCACCTTGCATAACTACCTATAAGGACAACCCACATTTAACCGAAGCGCAAATCCAAGACATTGAAAGCAGAAAGAATAATCAATACTGGTGGCAGGTGTACGGAAGCGGACAACGTGCTAATCGTGAGGGCGCAATATTTACTAATTGGATAACAGGCGAATTTGACACATCGTTACCTTATTGCTACGGTCAGGATTATGGTTTTAGCGTTGACCCTACCACCTTAGTTAAGGTAGCAGTAGATAACAAGCTAAAAATAATATACGCTGAAGAACTACTTTACAGCCAAGCGGGCATGGGTACAGATGCAATCTTTGAAGCTAACAAAAGATTGATACATAAGCCAAACGATTTAATAATTGCGGATAGTGCCGAACCGAGATTGATTGATGAACTTAGTAGAAAGGGCTTAAACATTCGAGGAGCGGTTAAAGGTCAAGGCAGCGTAACAGCAGGCATAACCCAAATGCAAGATTATAAGATAGTTATCACGCCACAGTCAACTAACTTAAAGAAAGAGATATCTAATTATTGTTGGTCAGATAAGAAAGCAGGTATACCGATTGATGACTACAACCATTTGATTGACCCGATTAGGTATAGCTTACAGTCGATGACACGAACAGTACAAGCGTTTGCACGAAACTTTAAAAAGACTTTTGACGTATGATTAAACTTAAAGTTAAAGAAACGATTTACGATGTACCTACGAACTTTGATGAATTGACATGGCAACACTTTGTTAAAATATGTTCAAATCAAGATAGGTCAATTATAGAGCGAATAAACGCTGTAACTAATATTCCAATAGAACATTTATTAGAAGTCAATATTGAGTCGTTTGGTAATATTTGTAATATACTTGAATACATTGACAAATTGGATATTGTACAATATTTCGGTGGCTTAGAAATAGATTTAAACATAGGAAAAGAAAGTTATGGAGATCTAGAGAAAGCACGCCAAGAAATAAATCAAAGTGGTTCATGGATTAAAGCAGCAAATAAAGTTGGGCTAATTTACTTAAAAGAGGATATTAGTGAATTACATTTGCCTTTAGCAATAGCTAAGATTAAACCTGTATTTGATAAGATAAATGAATTTCTAGAAAAGTACAGAAAGTTGTTTGAAGGTGAAGTAGAAGCAGAAGAACAGATGGCAGGGGTTGAAGTGTTGAGTAAGTTTGGTAGTTTTCCTACTATTGACCGTTTGGCAATAGCTTATGGAAAGACACATGATGAAGTCTTAGCAATGCCTGCCGAAATAGTCTATACTAAGTTACTATATGACTTAGAGAGTAGTGAGTACCAAGAAAAATTGCATAAAATTAAATCAGCTATAAAGTGATTTGGTTAGACCAAATAGGACAGAAAGCAGTTCAGCAGTTGCAGAACAATATCCGCAACGTTGACTATTCGGGATTTGGTGCAGCTAATAACACAGGTAAATTAGCCAATAGCGTAAGATATGAAGCGACTGATACGAGGGTAACGGTATACGCAGAGGGTTATGTATTTAATGTTTCAGAGGGCAGGAAAGCAGGTAAGTATCCACCTTACAATCCCAATGATACACGCTACGGATTTAAAACACGTGGGGAGAATAAAGGCAAGCCAAGGGGAACGTTTCCGAATATAGCAGATTGGATTGAAACAAAACAAAGTGCTAACAGTAGATTTAATTTTGCTTCCAAATCAGATAGTGAGAAAGCAGGGTTAATCTTTGCCATCAGCCGTAAAATGAAAGAAAAAGGAACGGTAATAGCACAAAAGGGCGGGAGTGATATGTTGAGTAGTGTTATTGATGAAGCGTTTACAAGTGCTATTAAAAACGAAATATCAGGGTTATTAACTTTAGAGTTTAAATCAATATTAAGTGGCAAGTCTTAACGATTACATAGATGTTCAAGTAGAACCTGCTGAATGGAGTGCAGCGCATACACCAATAATATTCAATGGCGTTCCTTATGGAACTTCAGTAACAGCAGTTACAGACAATAGCGGATTTGCTGAAATAGAAGTTAACATAGCTTTGCCTATTGCCTACCAAGTAGGGCAGTTAGTTCATATCGTAGATAGCAATTATGAGGGGTTTCACATTATTAAGAGCATTACTTCAACTACCGAGTTCGTAGTTGAAACGGCATACGGTGGTGCGTTGTCAGGTACAGGATTAATAATCTATTTACCTGTTTTACAATTCGATTTATATTCGGGATATATGACAGGCGAAACATACGATGTTGAATTACCCTATACTAAGATAGCCACGTTTAAAGTTGAGCCAAATACCAAGACTTTAGACTATACTTGGAATGTATCGGGATATTTGCAAAGTATCTTTACAATAGTACCGCCAACATCGGGCATTGACTTCAATATGTTTAATAGGTTTAGATTGGTGTTCGATAACGAAGAATTAGAAACCTATCAAGTAGCGAACGCAAGTATAGATAACACCGAGTTTGACACTATTTACGCTAATACAGGACAACCATTGAACCAATATGATACGATTATATTCAATTGTGGTTATACAGTTCAATCTTTTATTATTGGGGATACCATACAAAACAAAGTTTATTTAGATGGCAACGAACTATAAAACATTTAATCTTTGTGTAGGTGAACAGGCTATTGAGTTGTTTCCCGATTTTAACCCTGAAGTTGCTGAATATGGAAACTTTCTTGGCTTACCGGAATGGGTAACGCTTACTTATAGCGGTCTTTATGTTAATGGGTTTATCATTAACCCGCCAACAGAGGGCAGTTATAGTTTTACGTTTGAAGAACAAGGCGATATAACAATCGAATACGAAGTAGACATAAATGTAAGCAACTGTAATCAAGTAGCTTATGACAACTGTTGTGATAATCAGTGCAATATTGTTTGGCTTAATCCTCAGGGCGGTTGGCAAAATTATATCTTTACAGGCATTAAGACCTTTGAAGTTGAACAGGATAATGGCAATACCTTTAAGACTGTATCGAAGGTTATTAAATATACTGAGAAGAAAGAAGTCTATAACGCAATGATATGTACCACAGGAAACATACCTAAGTCGCACGTTGACTACTTGGATAGTTTAAGATATTCGATACAGGCGTATTTATATCCTTCAGGATTTGACAATGGTATTCCTATTTTATTAGACAGCGAAAGTTTCACCAAATATACTTCAAGAGATAAACTATTTGATGTAGCAGTTAGGTTCTTATTTGCAAAAGAAATTCAAATCCAACGACAATAATGGCAGTAGAACTCTATATCGAAGATGAGTTAATAGATTTGATTGGAGATGAAAAAATCCAAACGGACTATGCTATTGCTGAGATTGGAAACTTCAGTACAAGACAAGGGTTTAGAGGAATTAACTTTGACATTCCGAAAACAGCCAATAATAAAGCTATTTTAGAAAATAGCGACATAGTTAATAATACAACGCTAAGACCTTACAGACGATTAAAAGCAAGAGTTTATGTAGATGGCATAGACCAAAATATTAGATTTGCAGATATTGAAAGCATACAAGATAACTTCAACATAAGGTTATACGGTGGTAATGCAAGTTTTTTTGATGCTATCAAAAATAAGCAACTTAGAGAACTAAGTTATTTGCCATCTTTAAACCATGAATTTAATCTTACAAATGTTTACGACAGTAGGGATAATACAGATGGATATGTTTACCCTTTAATAGATTGGAACGCTGATAGCCCAAATAACATCATGAACAATACAAGTAAGACCTTTGATGTAAGGTATTGCTACCCTTGTTTATTTGTAGATGAAATGTTAGATAATATTTGTTTAGATGCGGGCTATACATTAGTTAATAATTTGTTGAATGATATTAATTATCAGAAGGCTGATTTAATAATGCCAATAATTAGTAGCAATCCAAATCAAATTAATAGCACCTCAATTTTTTCAGGCAGTAATACTTCAGTTTTTAACAAAGATAAAACCACATTTTATTTAACATACAACAATATAACTTTTGATAATACAAGCGGTGAACAATTAGATACAGAAACTAATACATTTACAAGCGATGGAGCATTGACAGGTGAACCATTAGACCCATTTACCACTACATTAGAGTATTATGAAATACCTTTTGATGGTGAGTATCAGTTGACATTTAATATTCAAGGCATAAAGAATGCAGCAGGTGTAACAGCAGGAGTGATATATAAATTAAATGGAACGGTATTAGAAGAAATAGCAAAATCAGATAATGCGACTTCAGTAACATCATTTGATTTGCCATTAACATATCAAGCAGAATTTAGCGCAGGGGATAAAGTAGGGTGTATAGTAATATCTTTAGAAGGCATAGTAGTTTCTCCACCTGTAACTATACAAAATTCAAGATATGATATAAAAAGTTTAGACTTATCAATAAAATTTGGTAGGGAATTATTATTTGAATATTTAGAAAGTAAAATAAAACAATCCGATTTACTGAGAGCCTATCTACAAATGTTTTGTTTATTAATAAATGTGAATGAAGATACTAAGACCGTTTATATTAATAAGTTTAACGACATTAGTAATAATATAGGATTAGCTTTAGATTGGAGTTTAAAGTTAGATTATACAGACAATGAGCAATTAGAATTTGAATTAGATAAATATGCTCAAAGTAATACGCTAACCTACAAAGAAGATGACAGCATTGACCCTACATTTATTCAGGGGTCAAATGGCACGATAAACATTGACGATGAAACTTTAGACAGCGAAGAAGAATTTGTGGAGTTGCCTTTTGCAGCAACAGAAATGGATAGCAGGTTACAAGCGTTTGTAATTCCTAAAATAAAAATATTTAGGACAAATGATGATAGCCCACCAGAAACTAAACCAACAGACAAAGTAGAACCAAGAATATTATTCTTAAATAGAGAAACAACCGTACCGAGTGTAATTTATTCAGATGGTACAAGCACTTTAACCACAAACGTTGATTTACCGTTACCGTGGTTTATGTTGGCAGGTAAAGAAGTAAACCTAGGATTTGCTAACAACCTTATTCCGCTTTATTATGGTGGATTACAAAGTGTTTTAACACGAACTAAAATAGTAACCGAAAACATTAGGTTAAATGCTTTAGACATTCAGCAACTTGATTTTTTGAAGCCTATTTATTTAGATAAACATAATGCTTATTTTTATATTAGTAAGATAAGCGGATTTGATTATGGCAGTAGTGAAGCAACAGAAGTAGAATTAGTAAAAATTAGATAGATGGCAGAAGTAGTAGTATTTGATATAGATGCAGCAAGTGCAATTCAGAAGTTAGCACAGTTAAGGGCTGATACTAATGCTTTAAAAGAAGCACAAAAACAGTTAGCCGTTGAAGTGCAAAAGGGCAATAAAGATGCTGCAACAAGTTATGAAGCCAATGCTATTATATTAAAGAACTTAACTAATGAGCAACGCAATCTAAGCCGACAGGTTGAGGGATATGCTCAAGTTCAAAAACAAGCAACCGATACTGTAAACTTTGCCAATAATTCTATCCAACAAAACAGAGATTTATTAAAACAATTAACGGCTCAATATATTAATTTAAAGAACCCAAGTACAGAAGCAACAAACCAAATTAAAACATTAAGCGATACTCTTAAACAACAAGAAGGTGTAATAGGTGATGCAAGGCGTAACGTAGGTAATTATGAAGGTGCTTTAAAAGATGCAGTAAGTGAAATTCAAATCTTTGGTGTTTCTTTAGGCTCATTAAACACTACATTTAATACTTATAAGGCAGCCCTTGCAGATGCTAAAGTGCAATTAGCAGGATACATAACAGGACAAAAGGCAG